TAATCGCCGGTTTTGTTGGGTTATCCGCTTTAAATGATATGGCAGCCAAAAGTAATTTTGATAATTTTGCAGATGATAAAGGGAACGATGATAATCTTCCGTTCTAATAGGTGGTAAAAATGCTAGTAAAAAACGAGAATGAGTGGTGCTGTTGTTTTGGTGGTTATGTAGGATATCCACAAAAAAGCATGGTGGATGCGGTTAATGATTTTGCGAAAATTTATCCAGATGTGGAAGTACAAAAAGTTAGAGTCGCAAATCCATATTATTATGTTCCAAAGGTTGATGCTGAAAGGGTTATCAATGATGTTGTAGATTATGATCTTGACTATGAAATAGCGGAATGGTCGGAAGATTATCTACTAGATGTAAAACAAGAACATGTAGACGAATTACAAGAAGAATTAACGGCGGTATTCCGCGAGTGGGAAAAACGCCATGGGTACAATAATACGTCTTTTGTGGTGTTTGAAACTATAAACCCTTTTGAAAATAAGGAGATAAAAAAATGAAAAATATTGCGCTTTTTGTGTATATAGTGCTTGTGCTATTAGTAAAAGCTTTAGGTTTTGCGTTTATTGTTTCTATGGTGTTATGGTTGCTAGGTTTATTCAATATTGCCGGAAATACGGTATTAGGGTTATTTGTATCAACTATTGCTTTGGCGTTGATTGCTGGTGCATTAAAGGAAATGATTAAAATAGGTGCGTTGTGAAAGTGTTAGATGCTTGTTGTGGCTCTAAAATGTTCTGGTTTGATAGAGAACATAAAGAAACGGTTTACATGGATAACCGAACGGAAAACACAACACTATGCGACGGTAGGAAGTTAATCGTAAAACCGGATATAATTGCAGATTTTAGAGAAATGCCTTTTGAAGATGAAACGTTTTATTTAGTTGTATTTGATCCGCCACATTTGGTAAGTGCTGGTGATAAATCATTTTTAGCCTTAAAATACGGGCGATTGGGGCCGGACTGGAAAGATGATATTAAGCAAGGATTATCTGAATGTTGGCGGGTACTCAAACAAAACGGAACATTAATTTTTAAGTGGAACGAAGAACAAATAACGTTACCGAAAATAAGACAGTTATTGCCGGTTAAGCCAATTTTAGGGCAACGGCGCGGTAAAACAGTATGGTTAGTGTTTTTTAAAGGTGAGGAGTAAATATGTTACAGATAACAGTATTTATAAATGGTGCGACTAGAAGATATTTTACTAATTCATTCAAAGAAGGCGAAGGAATGAAAAGTGAATTGCATAATTTTTTAGTTGCTATAACAAATGTTGATTTGGGGAATAGAAAAAATATTGGCTTTGTAGATGTGGTAACCGGTACAAATGTTTTTGTATCACCTACAACGTGTTTAATCGAAGTCGAGGAAGTGGCGGAAGAATGAAATTCATAGATTTTTTTAGCGGTATTGGTGGTTTCCATTCCGGTTTAGAAAGGGCCGGAATGGAGTGTGTTGGCTGGTGTGAGTTTGATAGGTTCGCGCAAGCATCGTACCGTGCAATGTATGATACAGATAATCTGTGGTTTGGCGATGATGTAACAAAGGTTAAGGGGAGTGACTTGCCGAAAGCTGATCTTTGGACGTTTGGTTTCCCTTGCCAAGATATAAGCATCGCCGGAAATCAAAAAGGCATTAAAAAAGGTACTAGAAGCGGTCTGTTTTATGAAATTATGAGGTTATTAGATGAGTGCGAAGAAAATAAACCCCAATGGATTATGTGTGAAAACGTTAAGAATTTGTTATCAATCGATGGGGGGGGCGGATTCCTCACCGTTGTTAGTGAAATGGCAGAAAGAGGGTACTGTATCGAATGGAAAGTGTACAATTCCAAAGACTACGGAGTCCCTCAAAACCGAGAACGTGTGTATATTGTTGGACGTTATGGAAACGGAAGTTTCGGAAATCTATTACCTATCAAAAGAGAAAACACAACAGCTCTTAAGCAGATTATAGGTGGTTCACAAGGAGAACGAGTTTATAACCCAAACGGCGTAAGTTGCACATTATCCGCACAAGGTGGCGGAATGGGCGCTAAAACTGGTTTGTATGAAATCGATACGAATAAAGTTCAAAGCATTGGAAATGGTTCGCGTTATGAAACAGATAATACTGTATGGCCTGCTGGTTTAGCTGGTACATTGACGGCTACGGACTATAAACATGTTCCGAAAGTAGCGATAAAAAATGCAACAAAACAAGGGTACACAATGGCAGAAATTGGCGACGGCATAGACCTTGCATATCCAGATAGTGAAACACGCCGAGGAAGAGTACAACCTCAACGATCCAATACATTAACAACTAGCGATAATCTAGGTGTACTGGTTGATGATGAACCTATTCGCATTAGAAAATTAACACCTAAAGAGTGTTGGCGCTTACAAGGCTTTACAGATGAACAGTACGAAAAAGCAGCGACAGTAAATAGTAACAGTCAACTTTATAAACAAGCCGGTAATGCCGTTACTGTGAATGTAGTAGAAGAAATAGGAAAGCATATTATGAAGGTAAATGCATATGGTGGCGATGATGAAAAGCGTTATATTGGATAGAATTGCCAAAGAATACGAACACGATCTATTAGAAAGCGCCTTAACGGTTGTTATTGGCGATGAAATTATAAAGCCGGAATTAGTAGAAAGCTGCATAGGCGCCGAAGGGCATTACAACTTAATGTATAGGCGAAAAGATAAAAATAATCGTTCTTGCAGTGTTAGTGTAACACTAGAAAGCTTGTACGGTCGTGGTAATAGTTTAGAAAAGAACGTATATCTAATTAAAACAACGGAAAAACAATTGATGTTAGAAGGGGAATTATAAAATGACGAATGAGCAAAAATGGTTATTAGAGCAAATGTATAACGAGGGGTATAGGGATATCAAAATTGAAGGTGTATATGCGTTCTTTGTAAATCCTACGTTTATAGAAAACAGTGGCAATTTCAAGATACGCGATCATACACCAAGAATTCCATGCAAGGTGCTGGGGTTAAATCCGAATACACGTAAATATTCTATTGCGGATCTATTGGGTATTGTGGATTGGGAAAAGGTTCCAATTGATACGCGAATAGTTGTAAAAACCAAGGTAATGAAATTAAAACGGTATTTTGCCGGATATAGACCCGGTAAGGTTCGTTATTATAGTGCCGGCTTGACTAGCTGGAGCAGTAATTGTGGCGAATTTGGAATTGAAGAAATTGATTGCGATAAAGTTGATTTAGCGGAAAGATTAACGGTGTTTCCTTATGAGTGTGATTGATATTACATTAAAAGGCCGTCCAATTACCAAAAAGAACCACGGGCAAATAGTGAAATTTGGAAACAAGCAGGGTTATATTCCTTCCGAAAGCTATATGAATTACGAAGATGCTTGTTTATGGCAACTTGCTGGAAAGAAATTGCATATATCTGGCATTATCGTTGTTGAATGTAAATACTATCTTCCAAATAAAAGAAGTTGGCCGGATTTAATTGGATTACTACAAGCAACTAGCGATATATTAACAAAAGCCAAAGTCATTGATGATGATAAGTGGATATGTTCGTATGGCGATAGTTGCATAGCGGGTATAGATAAGGAAAACCCACGTGTAGAAATCCGGATAATGGATAGGAAAAATAAAGTATTGGAAGCGTTATTGAAATGAGGGCACAGATGAAACTGCTTAATAAAATTAAATGCATGTTAGGAATTAAACGCTATAAGGCAGATGCAATCAAAGTGAAACGATGCATGCCGGGTGTATTGATGCCTAAAATTGGTAGCGAAGATGCTGCGGGAATGGATTTTTACCAGCCGGAAAGCGTAGCTATTGAACCACATCAAACGCAATATGTAACGCTGGGTTTAGCAATGGAAATTCCAAAGGGGCATATGTTAATGCTTGCGCCACGATCGAGCATGAGTAAAACGCCGTTAGTTATTCCAAACTCATTTGGCGTGATTGATGCAGATTATCGTGGGGAAATCAAAGGTATATTCAAGAATACCGGAGATAGTACATATCTAATTCAAAAAGGTGATAGATTATTGCAAGGTATCCTTGTACCGGTTGGCGCATTAAAGTTGCTAGAAGTTGATGAATTAACCGAAACGGCGCGCGGTGCTGGTGGTATTGGTAGTACTGGTAAGTAATAAGAAGAGGTAAAAATGATTAGAATTTGGGGAAAAACAGGAATTGAAGAATTAGAACAAAATTTAGCGAATATAAAGCAAACTAAAATTAAAGAGCCAGAATGGCAAACGCGCTTTAGAATTGAGTATAGTGAATTAAAAGAACGATACAATAAACTTCATAAAATGTTGGTTAAATACGATGCAGGAACATTAGAATTTAAGCCTACTTGTCCTATTGAATTATTGCGCAAACAAAAAGCCACTATGGGGGAATATCTAAATATTCTTGAAATTAGGGCGGAAATTGAAAAAGTAACATTGTAGGTGAAAGGGGAAATGCATAATGCCTATTATTAATCCGATGTATCTGTATTTGATTGAGATATTGCACAATATTGATGTACTTAATCAAGGCTTGTTTTTATTACTAAGTATTGCAATGTTTATATTGGCTGTTTGTTATGTTGGCGTAAACGAAATGCCAGAGGAAGATATTGCGGCGTTAAAGTGGTGGACAAAGATTATTGGTACGGCGTGGCTTGTATCTCTAGTAATTTGTATATTTGTACCTACAAAAGACATGATGTATAAAATGTTATTAACGCACTATGTAACAACAGATAATATCCAATTAGTGAATGATGCTATCAAAAGCAACCTACAGGATTATTTAAACATGTTAGGGGAAACAGTTAAGAACATGAAATAAAGGGGAATGTATGACGGATAAAGAATACAGAGAATTAGCCAAAGAGTACCTAGAACCGATTAAATTAATCTCAATGAAGATTAAATCATTGAAGGAAGATCTAAAGCATGTACAATCTGATATCGTAACGATAGGGGCGGTTGATTACTCAAAGGAACGCTTAACAGGTGGCGGAACACCGGGCGGACTGGAGCAACAAATTATACGGCTTGAAAGTAAGCGTGATGCCGTGCAAAAGGAAATAGGGGCGTTGATTGATGAAAGGGAAACCGCAGCGGATATCATCAACACATGCACTAAAGGCAAGGAAAACATATTATTGATGCGTGAATATGTTGACGGCAAAAGTGCTAAACACGCTAGATATTTTACAGACCTTGAAAAGTCGCAAGCCAGCGAATTAAAGACGGCTGGACTTATCAAAGTGGGGTATTATTTGCATCATACATATTACCCAAGCATGTATACTGCTAAAACGGTACAAGTCGGAATACATCGGACTATATCGGAAACATATGGAAAATCATAATATAGTATAATTATAGTGTCATATGTAGCTTTGAACGACATTGACTAAATTCTCCTATTAAACATACGACACCGCGAGGAGCTTTGGAAGTTCCCCTTGTGTGTTGTAAACAGATACCGGCGTTAAATTTCTTTCAACGAACACATGCCATTTGAGATACGATCCTTGTTAAATATGTACTTCCTAATATCATAACTATTTGTACGATTTCATAGATTGCCGGTATTTGTTTAGAACATACAAACAAAATGAATAAAACCAAAATAAAATGGGGTATATCCACGGCGATATATCCCATTTCTTGTATAAAAGTAACATTTGATTATTGAAAACTGAACATGCTGCATGCGTTTTATACCAGATGTAGAACGTAGGAAACTTTTAATTGCCGGCGTGTTCGGTTTTGAGTAATTAAAAAAGCCGCTATCATCTAGCGGCTAACATATGGCGTATTTGATTATTCATTTCTTGTTGGTACTCTTTTATTGATTATTCAAATAGGAAAGCTATAGATTGTTTTGTAAGATTGCTGGAAGTAAAAACAACTTCATCGTTCACCATAAAAGCTTTTAAAGGTGGTTGCGATTTTAAGAAGTTGTAAACCTCTTCTTCTGTAATGTTGCGTTTAAGAATTTCACATGTGATGTAATCTTCAACGTCATAAAGCTTTTGAGTCATTTGCATTGTTTTATTCTCCTATTTATTCTTTTGAATTGTGGACAACATTTTAACCGCCATATTGATTACATATTTAGGGGCGTTAGAACCGTATTCCCAATCTTGGAAGGTACGGAGTGGCATTTCTAAATATTCAGCAGCAGCCTTTTGAGTGAGACCCGCTTTTAAACGGGCCTCTTTTATTTTGTTGTTTGAAGTAGTCATTATTTAACCTCCGTCCCCCAACCTTCACCCCAACTGTAAGGGGTATCTCCTTGGGAATTTGTAACGACGTGCGTTACAGTATTGACAATATAAGAACCTTGGACGCGGTCTCCTACTCGTACATCACGCATTCTGGAAAATCCACTTACGCCTGCGACGTGTATTCTGGTAAGGGGATTACCTATGCAATCCCCTTTATTTGTTTTTAGAACTATTTTGTGAGCCATGATATAATTCCTTTCCTTATTCGTAAATATGAGTTGCAATAACTTGATTGTTGTTGTCTAGTAATTGCCACTCAAAACCGAATGACATAGTTGAAATAAATTCAGATGCTTGTGATTGGTTATCAAAGTTCCAAGTTTGATTTGAGTTCAAGTCTTTTAATGTGTACATTTTTGTTTCTCCTTGTGATTAACTATTGGGGTTCGTTCCCCTTACCTTGATTAAAGTATAACACGGTTACCGCGACACGTCAATCGTATTTTTAAAATTACACGAAATGTGAAATATGATTATTTGAAAGGATAGCAATATGACGCAAATTCATTGCGATAGA